TCAGAGGCACAATTGACGATTTTAAGGCTAGTGTAGTAAGTGACTTTGCTAGACCTAATCTATTCCAAGTAGATTTAAACTTTCCAACTGGCATCATTAATGATGCATCGCTTTCCAATTTCGGTAAGTTTACGGTTAGAGCAGCAAACTTACCATCTTCACAGATCGGTGTAATTGAAGTCCCATTCAGAGGTCGTGTCCTCAAGATCGCAGGTGATCGCACCTTCGAACCTTGGACCATTACTATCATGAATGATTCTGGTTTCGTGCTCAGAAATGCATTCGAGCTTTGGGCAAATGCAATTCAAGCAGCAAACGAAAACTTCACTGCTGCATCAACACTCGGAGACGAAAGCGATTCGACTGGTTACTTCGCTGATATGACTGTCCATCAGTTAGCACGCGATCTCAAGGATGGCGATGCACCTAAGGTTCTCAAGTCGTATAAGTTCTACAACTTATTCCCAAGCAACATTTCCGCAATCGATCTGGATTACGGCAACAACGATGCTGTTGAAGAATTCACTGTTGAGCTTCAGGTCCAGTATTGGACACCTGTCCAAGCATGATTTTAATCCCTGATAAATAGATCAGGGTCAATCACGTTTTAAATATAATGGCATCACAACTATTTGGTTTTTCATTAGAGCGTGCTAAGAAGGTCCCCAAGGGACCTTCTTTCGTGCAAAAAGATGATTTGGATGGATCACAACCAGTATCTGGTGGTGGTCATTATGGATACTCTATTGATTTTGATGGCGCAGTACGCAATGAGTATCAACTAATCTCTCGCTATAGAGAGATGGTTTTGCAACCAGAATGTGATAGTGCAGTTGATGATATTGTCAATGAAACTATCTGCGGCAATTTTGATGATGTGCCAATCTCAGTTGAGTTATCTAACTTAAAAGTTTCGGATAAAATTAAAAAACTTATCCGTGAAGAATTTGCAGAAATTTTAAGACTTCTAGATTTTGATAATAGATCGTATGAAATTTTCCGTCGTTGGTATGTAGACGGTAGATTGTTTTATCATAAAGTAATTAATCCAGATAATCCTCGCGAGGGTTTGGTCGAGTTAAGATATATCGATCCTCGTAAGATTCGTAAAATTATAGAAACTGAGCAGAAGAGACCTGAGCAATTAAGAGGTCTTCCGCTCAATGAGCAACTATCACCCAAGAGCGTAGACTATTTTCTGTATGATCCCAAGGGTCTAAAGAATTCTCAAACGCAAGGTTTTAAAATTGCACCAGATTCTATCTGCTATGTCCATTCGGGCATTCAAGATTTAACTAAAAACATGACTCTTAGTCACCTGCATAAGGCGATTAAGGCAGTCAACCAACTGAGAATGATTGAAGATTCTCTGGTTATCTATCGTTTGAGTAGAGCACCTGAGCGTCGTATTTTCTACATTGACGTTGGTAATCTCCCCAAGAATAAAGCAGAGCAATATCTTCGCGAAGTTATGGGACGCTATCGTAACAAGATGGTTTACGATGCAAACACTGGTGAGATTAAAGATGACAAGAAGTTTATGTCTATGCTAGAAGACTTCTGGTTGCCTCGCCGTGAAGGTGGTCGTGGTACTGAAATCACAACTCTTCCAGGTGGACAAAATCTTGGTGAATTGGAAGACGTTAAGTATTTCCAAAAGAAATTATATAAGGCACTTAACGTTCCTGGATCTCGTTTAGAAACTGAGACTACTTTCAATGTTGGTCGTGCTGCTGAGATCACTCGCGATGAAGTTAAATTTCAAAAGTTTGTTGCTCGTCTTCGCAAACGTTTCTCTGAATTATTTACAGATCTTCTAAAAACACAACTCGTACTCAAGGGTGTTATCACTCTAGAAGAGTGGGAAGATATGAAGGAGCATATCCAATTTGATTATATTGCGGATAATTACTTTGCTGAATTAAAGGAAATTGAAATCCGCAACGAAAGAATGAATCAAGTTGCATCTATGGATCCTTTTGTTGGTAAGTATTTCTCTGTGGAATACATGCGTCGTCAGGTTCTTAAGCAAACTGATAGTGAGATTTTAGAAATTGACAAACAAATTGCCTCTGAAATGGAATCAGGTATTATTGCTGATCCTATGGCAGAAATGGATCCCACTATGGCTGCTGGCGATCCCGCTGCAGCGGCTGAAGTAGCACCTCCTGCAGAACCAGAAGGTCCAAATTCCGCAGATTTAAAGAGAGGAGAATTTTAATTACTAAATAATAGTAATCATTATTTCTTATCATGCCTTCTGACGCAGCACTTGAAATTGTTAATAAGATTTTCGGTGACGAAAAAGCAAAAGCAATCGATATAACAAACGATGCTCTTGCCGCCACCACATACGATCGTATTCAACAACAAAAAATTAATTTTGCTAAGACAATGGGATTTGATCTGGGAGATACTGCCCAAGATGCGGCAGATGAAGTTTCCGACAACCTTCCCGACAATACAGATTCTCCAGAAGAAGTAGAAGTCGATGCAAGGATGCCAGAAGATGACACACCCGAAGAAACCGAAGAGACACTAGAAACCGATGAAACTGATAGCTGAAGAAATTACATCTGTTGACTTTCTCACCGAAGCAACTGAAGATGGCAAAAAGAATCACTTTATTGAAGGTATCTTTTTGCAAGCCGAAGTAGAAAATCGCAACAATCGTAAGTATATGTTTAAAACATTACAACGCGAAGTTGCTAAATATGATGAAAACTTCATTCAAAAAGGGCGTGCCCTTGGAGAATTAGGTCATCCCGATGGTCCTTCTATCAATCTTGATAGGGTGTCACATAAAATTGAATCTCTCAGAGAAGATGGAAACAACTTCATTGGTAGAGCAAAACTCCTTAATACTCCCATGGGCAACATTGCCAAGAATCTTATCGAAGAGGGTGTCAAACTTGGCGTTTCTTCTAGAGGTATGGGATCTTTAATTAAGAAAGAAGGCTGCAGCGTTGTTGCAGATGACTTTATGCTTGCCACTGCTGCAGATATTGTAGCAGATCCTTCTGCTCCCGACGCTTTTGTCGATGGCATTATGGAAGGTAAGGAATGGGTTTGGGATAACGGAATTCTGAAAGAATCTGCAATTGCAGAAATGAAGAATGAAATCGACCAAGCAACTCTGATCAATATTCAAGAGCGCAAAATCTCCGCGTTTGAGAAGTTTTTGAAGAGTTTATAATTTATAAATAAATAAAGACAACGCTAATGCTTAACGGAGAATATCAAATGTCTGAATCCCTGAATAAGGATCTTGAGACACAGCAAATGGACGAAGGTTCTAACGTTGTGACCAAGAACGCCAAACCTGGTGAAAAAATGGATGCCTCTAAAGGTGGTGCCAAAAAAGTTATTGATGTAACTTCTGATTCAATGGAAGGTGCAAAGGGCACTAAGAATGCTGGCGCTTCTGCAGCAAACTCAGTTTCTAATGAAGGTAGTAAGTCACTTTCGACTAAACCTAGCGATGCATCTGCAAAAATGGAGGACGTAGAGGAAGATGGCGAAGAAACAATCGCTGAAGCCCAGTACGACTTTACTGAAGATGTTGACGCTCTTGTCGCAGGTGAAGATCTCTCAGAAGAATTCAGACAACGCGCAACAACAATCTTTGAAGCAGTAGTAACTGCTCGCGTTAATGATGAAGTTAAAGCGATCACAGAAGCATTTGAAGCTACTCTTGCCGAAGAGGTAGAGGGCATCAAAACAGAATTGGCCGAGAAGGTAGACGACTATCTCTCGTATGTTGCTGAATCCTGGATGAAGGAAAATTCTCTCCAGGTTGAGCATGGTATCAAGAACGAGATTGCAGAATCGTTCTTCTCTGGCCTCAAAGATCTCTTCATCGAGCACAACATGAGTGTGCCCGAAGAGAAGTTTAACATGCTCGATGGCATGGTAAGCGAGCTTGATGAGATGGAAGCTAAACTCAACGAGCAAATCGACGCCAATGTCCAACTGAATAAGCAGTTGGGCTCTTTTGTTAAAATGGAAATTGTGAGTGAGTGTGCTGCAGGTCTTGCAGAGACTCAGAAGGAGAAGCTTGCTTCTCTGGCAGAGGGTGTTGAGTTTGAAACTGAAGAAGACTTTAGGAATAAGGTCGAAACTATCAAGGAATCATACTTTACTCGCAAGGCAGTTGTTGAATCAACTGAGCCTACCGAAGATAGAGGAGAGATCCTTGTAGAGGATACTACATCTGGCACCATGTCGAAATACGTGGATGCACTTAAGATGTGGTCTAATTAATGATTAATTTATAAAACTACTTTTTTTAAACGGAGACAAAAAATGGCATTTGGAAACCTCCAAGAAAAGTGGGCACCCGTTCTTAACCACGATTCTCTTCCTGAGATCAAGGATACCTATAAGAAAGGCGTCGTCGCACAACTTCTTGAAAACCAAGAAAAAGCAATTGCAGAAGAAGGTAAGATTCTTACCGAAACACTGCAAACCACAGGTTACACTGGTGGCGATACAGCAACAGGTCCAGTAGCAGGTTTCGACCCTGTGCTGATCAGCCTGATCCGCCGCTCCATGCCTCAACTCATTGCATATGATGTTGCAGGCGTCCAACCGATGACTGGTCCTACTGGACTGATCTTCGCAATGCGTACTAACTACGGTGCTGAGAGAGATCCCAACGCCTCTGGTTACGACGAAGCATTCTTCAACGAGCCTAACGCTGGTTTCTCTGGCGGTCCTGGTGCATACGATCCTGGTGCGTCTGACGCAACCAACGATGCCCAAGGCAACAACCCTGCACTTCTCAACGATTCCCCTGCTGGAACCTATGAGCAAGCAGACGATGCCACTGGCATGACCACGGCAACTGCTGAAGCACTGTCTGACGCTGCTTCTGGCACGGCATTCCGTGAGATGGGTTTCTCGATCGAGAAAGTCACTGTTACTGCAAGAGCTCGCGCCCTGAAAGCAGAATACAGCATCGAGATGGCACAAGACCTGAAGGCAATTCATGGTCTGGATGCTGAGCAAGAGCTTGCTAACATTCTTAGCACTGAGATCCTTGCTGAGATCAACCGTGAGGTTGTCCGTACCATCTTCACCAACGCTGTTGCTGGTGCTCAAAACAATACCGCTAACGCTGGTATCTTTGACCTTGACGTTGACTCCAACGGTCGCTGGTCGGTTGAGAAATTCAAAGGACTTCTTTTCCAAATCGAAAGAGATGCTAACGCTATTGGTCAGCAAACTCGTCGTGGGAAAGGCAACATCCTGATCTGCTCTGCAGACGTTGCTTCTGCACTGGGTATGGCTGGTGTCCTTGACTACACCCCTGCTCTTGCTGGTAACAACGCCCTTACAGGTGTTGATGATACTTCTAGCACACTGGTCGGCACCCTCAACGGTCGCATCAAGGTCTACGTTGATCCTTACTCTGCTAACGTTGCTGATAAGCACTTCTACGTTGCTGGTTACAAGGGTACTTCCCCTTATGACGC